CACGGCTGGCGTCGATGTCCAAGATGACCGGCTTGAATGCGAAATCGTCGGATGGAGCAAGGGCGAGGAATCTTGGTCCATTGCCTATCACGTTCTTTACGGCGATCCATCCAATCCCAAACTCTGGTCCCAACTCGATGAAATCATCTTGGCAACATATGAACACCCAACTGGTGAGAGTATGGTTATACGCTGCACTACGGTGGACTCTGGCGGTCATCACACTAGGGCGGTTTATAATTACGCTAAAACACGCGCTGGGCATCGCGTATTTGCAATCAAAGGCGTCGGTGGCGAAGGCAAGGCTATTGTTGGCCGTCCAAGCAAAAACAATATCGGCAAGGTTCCGCTTTATCCCGTTGGCGTGGACACGGCTAAAGAGCTTCATTACGCACGGCTGAAGATCGATGAGCCGTCTCCAGGGTATTGCCACTTTCCGGTTGGCCGTGACGATGAGTATTTCAAGCAACTAACGGCTGAAAAGCAAATGTTGAAGTACAGCAAAGGCTTTCCCAGCAGGGTCTGGGTTAAAACTCGCACCAGAAACGAGGCTTTGGACGTTCGAGTGTACGCAATTGCGGCACTGGCAATTATCAACGTGAATATGGATAGCGTTTACAACAAGTTTTATGCTAATGTAGCTGGAAAGATGGTTCAAAAGACGGTTGATGAACCTATTCATCCGTTGGCTGATCCGAAGAAGGCGGCTAAAAAGCGTAATTCTGGCGGTTTCGCTAACAGTTGGAGGTAGTGTGGCTAAGTCTGTTAAAGTCAGCACAAATCCAACCCATATTACGCGCAAGGTTCGTCGCAAAGGTCGTCACTGCAAGAGGCTGAAGAAGAATCAGCGCACTTGCTGTTCATTTTTCGGGAGTCGTTAATGGCAAATCTGTTCGACGTTGCGAACGCTTTGACGACTGAGCCGGAGTCCATTGTCTCTGGCACGTTTGTGCAGTGGAAGCGGACTGATCTTTTTACTGATTATCCACCTGCATCTTATGATCTGGCGTACAACATTCGCTTGATTAATGGTGCTGGTGTTGATGTGAGCATCATTGCAACATCTGGTTCAGATTATTTTCTAGCCTCTATTACATCAGCTATTAGCTCTGCATGGTCGGCTGGAACATATGCGTGGCAAGCATTTATCGTCCGCAAAAGCGACGGTGCAAAACTCCTGATCGACACTGGAGAGTTCGAACTTCTGTCGAATCTCGACCAGAATGGTGCGGATAATCGATCCCATGCGACGATCATGGTGCAGAAGATTCAGTCTCTGCTCGAAGGTAAGGCTGATAAAGACGTTACAAGCTATTCAATCCAAGGTCGCTCGATCTCCAAGATGTCGATCACAGAATTGACTGATTGGCGCGACTATTACCGGAGGGAGGTGGTCAAAGAACGTCAGGCTGCTGATGTTGCCGCTGGTAAGTCAACCGGATCAACTATCAAGGCGAGATTTCTCTAATGGGTTTCTGGGATTTTCTACGTCCTGCTGAGAAGCAGCCTAAGCGCAGAATGCAGCATCGCAGTTATGCGGCTGCAAATCAGGGTAGACTCTTTGCTGATTTCAATGGAAGCAATCGCAGTGCTGACAGCGAAATGCGTCCTGCTCTGGTGCTTATGCGTGATCGTTCTCGCGATCTGGCGCGTAATGATCCCTATGCGCGTCGGTTTCTTGGCCTTGTGCGGACTAACGCCGTCGGTGAGGCCGGATTGTCGCTTCAGGTTAAGGCGCGTAACGCTGATGGATCTCTGGATGTCATCGGTAACGATCAGATCGAGCGCACATGGTATGATTGGGGCCGTTCCTGCACAGTAGACGGCAAGATGACATGGACGGATGTCCAACAGTATGTCGCTGAAGCATGGAAGCGCGACGGTGAAGCCTTCATCCAGATCGTGCGCTCTAATCGGTTCAAATACGGTGTGGCTCTTAATCTGATTGAGGCTGATCTCGTTGATGAGCAGAAGAATCAGTTGCTGCCTAATGGCAATCAGATTCGCATGGGTGTTGAGGTTGATAAGTACCAACGCCCAATAGCTTATTGGGTGCGCCAAGCTCATCCAGGTGATTACGATTATTCTCAGAGGAATGTCGCCAGCGTTCGCGTACCGGCTTCTGAGATCCTGCATATCTATCAGCAGAACCGCGCAGGTCAGACACGCGGTGAACCGGCTTTTGCTCCGGTTATGACGGCTGTGAAGATGCTCAATGGGCATCGTGAGGCTGAACTGGTTGCGGCGCGTCTGTCGGCTTCCAAGATGGGATTCTTCACCACCCCTACGGGTGATGATTTCAACGCTGATGATTACGACGGTAATGTTCCGATCATGGATGCAGAACCTGGCACATTCCATCAGTTGCCTCCTGGTGTGGATTTCACTGCGTTTGACGCCAGCCACCCCTCGACAGCGTTCGCAGACTTCCAGAAGGGCATCCTTCGCGGCATCGCATCTGGCTTGGGTGTGAGCTATGCCAGCCTGTCGAACGATCTGGAGGGGACAAGTTACTCATCAGTCCGTCAAGGCGCTCTCGAAGAGCGTGATGGATATAAGATGATGCAGCGTTTCCTGATCGATCATCTGGCTATTCCAATTTACGCAATGTGGCTCCAGCACGTTATGGAGTTCGCATTCATCTCCATTCCGGCAACAAAGTTCTCTAAGTTCTTTGACGAAAGCATCTTCCGTGGTCGCGGCTTTTCATGGGTCGATCCTCAGAGGGAAATGACAGCGGCTGTAATCGGCTTGCAAAACGGATTGCTTTCTCCATCGGATGTTGCGGCGCAATATGGTCGTGATGTCGAAGAAATCTACAGCACATGGCAGCGTGACAAACAGACGGCTGAAGCGTTTGGCCTGACCCTGTCGTTTGAGCCATTTGGTGGCAATGAGGCCGTAAAGGGTATTCAACCTCAACCGGATAACACTGATGGGCTATAAAACCACAGATGGAATGAAGGAAGAGGCCCAGAAGGGTCTCGATTGGCGCAGTGAATATGGTCGCGGCGGCACTGAGGTTGGAATTGCCCGTGCGCGTGACATTGTCAATGATCGTGAACTCAGTGATGACACTGTAAAGCGGATGTATAGCTTTTTCAGCCGTCACGAAGTGGATAAACAGGCTGAAGGCTTTCGACCTGGTGAAGACGGTTATCCCTCTAATGGCCGCATAGCATGGGCTTTGTGGGGTGGAGATGCCGGTTACTCTTGGTCAAAGGATAAGGTGTCATCAATGGATAACGAGCGCACATATGAAGATTTCAGACCATTTCCAAACGAACACGCAGCAAGACTTATCGATCCTGATAAGTTTGTTAGCTTTCGGCGTGATAATGACGCTGGTGGGGCCGGTATTGATTTTATCTACGGCATTCTTGCTGCTGGTGGTACTGAGTTACAGGCTATTCGTTTTGATAAAAGCCGCTTTACGCCTACTGAAGCGCGTGACTGGTTGAGTAAACATGACTTTCGGCCTATAATGTTCGAAGAAGCAACCGGAGAGCGGGATATGGCTGAAGAAGATATTGAAACACGCGCTACTGTGAAGGTCGAGATTGAGATCGACACTTCTGATGCGCCCGCTGTTGAGGACCAGCCTGAAGTCAGCGTCGAAGATGTTGATACTGCTGTTGCAATTGCAGATGCACTTGATCGTAAGGATGCTCCTGAGATTGTGCATCGTTCCAATTCAATGGAAGCGAAGATCGTTGACGATAAGAAGCGCACTGCTTTTATCGCGGTGTCTTCTGAGTCTCCAGTTGGCCGTAGTTTCGGCGATGAAATCCTTGATCATGGCGAGGGATCGATTGATCTCAACTTCCTTCGCTCTGGTCGCGCACCGCTGCTTTTGGATCACGATCCTGAAAAGCAGATCGGTGTAATCGAGTCTGTCAGCCTTGACGGTGACCGCGTGTTGCGGGCGAAAGTGCGATTTGGTCGATCTGCACTTGCTGAAGAGGTCTTTCAGGATGTGGTCGATGGTATTCGGGGGAACATCTCCGTCGGATATCGCGTCCACAAAATGGAAAAAGATAACACCGTTAAGAATGCTTATCGTGTGAAATCTTGGTCCCCAATGGAAGTTTCCGTTGTTTCTATTCCTGCTGACCAGTCAGTCGGTGTGGGTCGAAGTGCGGTAGCATCCGAAATCGAACCTAAAGTTGAACCATCATTTAAGAAGGACACTACTATGTCTGAATTTAACATTGATGCGGTTCGTGCGGAAGCCTCCAAGCTCGCCGCTGAAAACGCATCCGAAATTGTGAAGCTGGGTCAGCGTCACAACAAGAGTGATCTCGCTGCCGCCGCTATCGGCGCTGGCAAGACCATTGATCAGTTCCGTGGTGAACTCCTTGAAGTCATCGGCAATCAGCCGCTCGACAACAAGGAAATCGG